ACCTGAATAGAGCAAGCTAATAAGTTCTCTGTAGGCTTTAGCCCAACCAATTTTTGAGTCAGCGACGTGTATAACGGTATCGGTTTCATGGAAGTCCTCTGCTACTTCTGGTAGTTTAGAAATGTATTGACGTTCAACACTAAAGCCAACACCAGTACCACACATTAGGACGTACATCATCTCATCAAAAGCTTTGGGATGATCGATTGGTAGGTAGCTACAGTTGAAGCCAGCTACGTTGTCACGGTCGAGTGCGTCACCGGCTGTCATCAGTGCTCGCATTGAAGGCATAACATCTAAGTCATGGATAGCCTTGAAGATCTCTGACTGTTCAAAGTCGTTGAGTTCTACTCGGTCTACCCAGTAGTTTAGATATCGATAGATTGTTTCTTCCCACGTCTCACGTCGCTGCTCCTCTGGTAGGTATCTAGCATAGCGTGATTTGTGGATGTATTCTTGATAAGCGTCCATTAATTCTCCTCTTGGTACAGTGTACAAAATACTGTTGTTTTGATCTTGTCATAGCAGATGAGCTGACCATACAAAGGCTTACACTCTTCCATCTGATATGAGATTGTATCGTAGTCAAGACAGATGCGGTCGTCTTCTTCCTGAGTAACGCACCCGGTTAGTAACAGTAGCAGTACGGTCAGTTTTTTCACATTGAACTCTCGCGCTCGATAAGCAGTTGAATGTAGTGCATTGCTTTGCGTAGATCTTCAATGCCATTCTTGTCTCTCCAGCGAGTGATGTACTTTACCACGTTAGCCTCACACCAGTCAAGATTATTATCAATAATAAAATCGATAGGTTGAATGTTATAACGTGAGTAATGGTTTCCGCCCACCTGTCTCTTGTGCGCTCTGTCCCAGTCCGCTGGACTTGCATCGTCTATACTCATCCGTATTTTCTCCTAAGATAATTCATACTAACAGGCAGCTCATCAAACGATCCTTTGTTTACCTCGTTGAGCATCCATATCCCAGACCAACTACCGTTTGTTTGTGGCGTTAGATAATCTTCATCGTGTTGATAAAAGATACCAGCAAACAATCCAGTAATGTTAGTCCCGTCAGCCTTACGAGCGTAGGCAATGTCCCTGTCCTGTACGTGACCCATGATGCAGGACATAAACTTCTTCTGCAACATCAGCTTTGCACACGTAACAGGTCTACCCATAACGCCGCTGGTAAAGTAGTGACAGTAAGCAACACCGTCAATGATGATGGGTTCAAGGAACGGTACAACTTCCCATCCCATCTTCTCCAACATGAAGTGATCGTATGACATCAGACCTTCAAGCTTAGCATCAGCTTCGATGGCACGTTCAATACGTTGCTCATGGTTACCTATCAAGAACACCATCCGAGGCTTCCAAGTCTTGTGCTTGTTGCGTCTCAGTCGTTGTCTCTCTTTGATGATAGGCTCCATGAACTTAGCCATGCCGTCAATGCCAGCATCGATGTCCTTGGTGTAACGTCTACCCTCGAACGACTTCTTCCCAACGTCATAGCTACTGAGACTTGGCATATCCCAGTGATCCCCCAGATGAATGATAACGTCAGGTTTAGTTGCTGCGGCGTAGCGTCCAGCCCAGTACAGATGGTCTGTGTTGCTGTCAGGTTTTACTTGTGTATCAGGTATTACTAGATGTCTCTTCATTTCTTACTCCATCCGGCAGGGCAGGTCTCTGGTGTGTACCATGTGAAACCTTGCTTTTCTGCCCACTCTTGCATGGTGTATCTAGTCCCGTCACCTCTACGTCTTGCTCCGGGCATTGCTGTCCTTGGGTTCTGGAAGACAAATACCAACTCCTCCTTCTCGCCAAGGCAGTTGCTGATGTCAACATATTTCCTCGCTTCTGCGCGGTCACGGAACCTTCCTTTTGCTTCGATGTAAATTGTGTACTGACCGTTCTGGTAGATGAAGTCAGGCTCGTATGTCTTGACTTGCGTGTACGTTAACGTCTCACCGTGGTAAGTACAACGCTTGAACTTCTTGTGTAGATCATACTCAAACCAGCTATCATAACCTTTCGGTATGTTCCTTTTACTTCTCTTCAACAGGAGGCTCCCATAGTTGATCAGGCTCACGACGTAGCCATAACAGTCTAGCGTTTTCGATGACACGTTCTTCGCTGTCTAACAACTCAATGCACTTGTTGTACATCTCAATCTCTGACAGATCTTCAAGTAATTTCTGTGACTTCTTTTCACCAATACCATGTACTCCTACGATGTTATCGGCCTTGTCACCCATGATGATCTGACGGTAGAAGAACAGTAGCCCTTCATCCTCAGAGACGTCGTACAAATCTTGCTTGTTGAAGTTGTAGTGCTTGCCCGGTACTTGGTTGAAGTCTTTGTCGAGACTGACAATGATGCTGTCAGGGATGGCGGTAGCGTCGATAGCAATCAAGTCATCAGCTTCCTCACCCTCAGATACCACTGCGTTCCAGTCTTTGATCAAGTACTGTCGTATTGCTTCCAAGTGTACAGGCTTTTCCTTTTCCTTACGGTTACCTTTGTAAGGCTCAGTCACAGCGATGTCGTGTCTGAAGTTACCTTTACCTGTTAGGTAGACTTTGTAGTCTGGTTCGCCATCTATCATTGTATAAAGATGACTGATCATATCAGATAAGAAACTGCCCGTAGTATAACAGGCAGTCTTTTCTGACTCATCGTTGCACTTGAACGCACAGCGATAAGCTACAATGTCACCATCAACGAGTATCACAACGCAGCTTCTTCTGAGACGGCGTTATCAGTGTACTCGATGAGGTTAGTTACTTTCATCTTGATCATAGACGGTGAACGTCCAGTACCAACAGACCAATCGTAGTAACCAACAACAGCGACGGCTTCGGAACCGTTAGCAATCAACACATCCTCCGGTATCTCGACACCGTTCTCATCTGTCAATCGCATAGGGTTGTTAGACTTCATCGTAATGAAGAACTCCCGCTCGTCACCTTTGTTGCTCGGTGCAATACCCATGTCTTCGATAGCCTCAACAGCTTTCTCGCTGAGGTTACCTAGCTGGACTTGGTACTTGTTACTGAACTTGTTGAGTTTGTTACGCTCACACCAGTAAATTGTACCGCGTACAGTGATGGGTTGTGGTTTAGTTGTAGCCATAAGTTTCTCCTAGTGAGTTTCAGCCCAATTGTTACCTACTCTATACTCGCCGTCTAAGGGACACCGTAGGCGTAATGTCTCACCGGCGATTCTGATTGCACGTACACCGATACGTCCGACTGTATCAGCATAGTGTGTTGGTGTTTCTATCTGCCACTCGTCATGTACGTTGGCAACAAATCTGTGTGGAATGTTTTGTAGCTTGTCAGCTAAGTGTACCACCGCCTGCTTCATAACGCAAGCCCCTGCTCCCTGCAATAACGTATTCAGAGCGGCGTGTTGCGATCGAACCCTGAGCTTTCGTCCGTCGAGGCCAACAAGTACGCCTGATTCAGCCTGTCTACTAGTGTCTCCTCTAAGTCTTTCAAGAGCTGGCGTGTTAGAAAGAAATCTTTCCTTAAGCCTTCTTCCAGTATGACTATTTCCTCCGACGATAGCTCCGATCTTAGCATCTCCGGCTCCATACAGAAACGCATATATGAATGTCTTCGCAAGAGGTCGTGTCTCAAGTCCCGCTGCTCGTTGATTAGCTGTATGAATATCGCCATTGAGGATTTCATTTGTATAGTCTTCGTCATCCATGTAGTGAGCCAACATACGTAGCTCTAAACCGCTGGCGTCAATGCCAACCAATACGTTACCTTCGTCTACTGTCCAGCACTGACGGCACTCAGTACCGAACGGTGCAGACACGGCAGGAACCTGAGCCATGTTAGGACTTTGGTGTGTCATACGCCCAGTCACAGCACCGTTGGTAATGACACGGCCATGCACTCTGCCGTCATCCTTGACTGCTCCCAACCATGAATCAATCTGAGCCACACGTTTCTGTAACATCATGTACCGTGCAACAGCTTTAGCTTCTGGCCTGTCGATACCTTCGAGCACCTTCTCGTCAACGATGATGTTACCTTTCTCGGTCATCTTCTTGAACGTCACGCCCAGTCCCTTCAGTCGTTCTGCTATCTGCTTGCGTGATCCGGGATTGAACACAGTTACCTTGTCCTTCAGTCGCTTACCAGTCTTCTCAGACCAGCGTTCTTCAACGATAGGTGGGAAGATCTCTTGCAGCTCAGCTTCGATACTGTTCATCTCAAACATCAAATCCATCATCAACGAGTGAGCAAAGGGTATGTCAAGCTTGAACCCGTTACGCTCCTGCTCAGTCAAGATCCAACCAACACGATGCTCAAGATCGATGGACTGTTGAGAGAATCCCTCGGCGGATAGTTGTAACTCTAGCCATTGGTGTACACGCTCAGTCAGGTTAACGTCAGCGATACAGTACTCGATCATCTCGTCAGTCAGTCCGCCGTCGTAGTCGGTGAAGTCTAGTTTTCCTGTTCCTCCAAGTATTGTGCCCCAGTTACGCAGAGAGTGCCCTCCGTCTTGGCTGGGGTTGTACAGGCGGGAGAGGTAAAGAGTGTCAACAACGCGATCCCGAGCAATACGTATGTCCCAAACACGATCGAGAACGTGACAATCGAAACCAATAAGGTTGTGTCCGACGACTTTGTCTGCTTCATTCAACACTCTCCGCAAAGTATCGGCTGTAGTGTGGACTTGAATACCTGTCGTCGTACTCGTTACTGCACACCAGATCGTTGAGTGATCCAAGCTTGTTTCGATATCCAAGTAACATATATTCACGGTACGCCTCGTTAAGTTTGTCTCGTTGTGGGTCACCAAAGGTCTCGTGTGTCACCATCAACTGTTCCTGTTCCAATATCCAATTCCCAATCTTGCTCATGGTAAATAGTCTCCTCTAAGTCAGCAAGTGTACGCAGATCTGCTCGATCAACAACGTCACCGTCGTCTAGACTAACAGACAAACATCTGTTGCACAAGTCTACAAACTCTTGGCTAACAGCATACCTCCTCGTTGCCTCGTAGTCGGTCAGCTCTACGTCACACGCCACACATCTCACAACACCAAATCCTCTAATTGATTTATCTTAAGATTGTAACAATTAGCTTTAACTATGAAACCGTTGTCACCGTCTTGTTCCCCTTTCTTTAGAAACCTAGCACTCTCAAAATACTTGTCTTTGTCAAGCCATCCAAGAACATACAGATCACCTTGTCGTATATATCGAGCGAACAAATATTTATCACACTGCTGGTGCAACGATGTCTCTGCAATGCTGCAATCGTAATAGTCTTTTGGCGGAACCGTTGTCTCTTTTGTCTTAACGTCTATAGTGATACCGTTCCATGTCAAGTCATAATCCTTGCAAGGGGTACGTTCACAACATAAGTAATCAGCCAGCATAATCTCTGCTAAGAAACCAACAGCGTTGCCTGCTCCTCTGCGTATGCTGTTACGTATCGCTCCCATTTCAGCAGACTCAGCCAATGCTTTTTCTTTTTGTTCATCCGTAGGTGTAAGAGTAATCATAACGGTTTCTCCTCAGTCTCCTGTCGTTGTGTCAGTCGTCCTGTCGCTTCGTTGTAGAACACCTCACACGCCTTGCCTGTCTTACCTGTGTACCTGTTCTTCAACACACGCAGCACGGTCGTGTTCTTGACAATGGGATCGTCAGCCTGACTGTTACGTTCAGCACCAATGACCGCATCAGAGAGCTGTGCAATCGACGCAGAGCCACGTAGCATACCCAGACTAGTGACAGCACCGTCCTCTAACTGCTTACCTTCCGGTCGTCGAAGGTGACTGACCAGAAACATACAGATGTTCATCTCCTGCACAAAGGTTCGCAGTTTAGTCATGATCATGTCCAGTGCACGGCGTTCATCCCCGTTACTTTGATCGGACACTAGTATTGATACGTGATCCAGCACGATGTACCTCACCCCCAGTACCTTAACAAAGTATCGCATACGTCCCAGTACGTTTTCAATCTCGTTACTACCGAAGTGTTCCCACAGGTAGACGCGGTTCTCATAGTCCATTGTATCGTACACCAGATCGATGTCAGTGTCATCGTACTCGCAGTCTGGTAGGTGGATAGGCTTGTTCAACTCCAGCCCTACAAGACCTCGCATGGTACGCTCAGGCGTCTCCTCAAGGAACATCAATCCAAGGTTGTCTTCGGACTGAGCCATGATAGAGCTGACTATCTCACGCAGTAACGTACTCTTACCCAGACCAGAGCCAGCACAGATCGTTACCAGCTCAGCCATGCGTATGCCGTACAGGTGTTTGTTCAGTCCCTCGAAAGGGTACTGCACCTTGGCCTTCGTCAGTGGCTTCTTGATCAGCTCACGTAGCTCACCGGCACCAACGATACCTTCAGGTGTGTACGGCTGTGCTGACCAGAAGGCTTTGGTGTAGGCGTCAGCTTGGTTGTTGATCAGGTAGTCACACGCATCCTTGTATCCGTTGGTGTGCTTAACAATCTTGGCCTTGTTACCGAACAGGTCAGCGCATTCCTTTGCGGCCTTCTGTCCCGGTTCATCAGCGTCGAAACAAATCACCACGTTCTCAAAGCTGTTGAGCCAGTCGTAGAAGAGACGGCAATCCTTCGCGGCAGACGTAGCGCCGTTGCGTACACTGACAACAGGATACTGACTGCCTGTCATCTGGTATGCCGCCAACGCATCGAACTCACCTTCAACGATGGTCACATAACGT